CAAAAGACTATCCACCATGTGTAGTTAATTTTATGAAAAACAAAATTCAAAAAGGTGAAGGTCGTAATGATGCAATGTTCAATGTAGCGGTGTTGGCTAAAAAGATTGATCCAGATCCTGTAATGTACCAAGATTGGACTCGTAATATGATGTCTAAAGTATGTACTGAACCTTTGCATCCACAAGAACTTAATAATATTTTTAAAGGTGTTGAGAATAAAGAATATGCTTATAAATGTAAAACATCTGTTGCAAGAATGCATTGTTCATCAAGCACGTGTTTAAGACGTAAGCATGGTATTGGTAAGAATGAAGCTTTACCTGAAGTAGGTAAACTTACAAAAGTAAATTCATATCCAGAGCCTTATTGGATTTTACCTATTCAAGGTAAATCAATTCGATTATCTACAAAACAATTATATCAACAACAGTTATTGGGTGAAGCTTTATTAAATTACGATATAGTTTGGAGAGCACTCAAGCCCACAAAAAGAGATCCAGATCCATACAGAGATTGGTTAGAAGAGTTGATGTCAACTAAACAAGATATGGAAGGCTTTGATGCAATTGAAGAATTAGATGATGTGTTTAATTCTAGAATGGCAAGATTCTTAGAAGATGTTGAGGATACTACAGAGTTTGATCAAATTGATTCTGGTAATATTTGGAAAGATGACAACGAGATGAGATTCAAGTTAGAAACCTTTAAATCATTTATGAAAAAGATGGGTTATAATTGGAACGAAAAAGAATGTACAAAGTTTTTAGAAACAGGTGGTGCACAGCCTAAGTCTAAGTTTAGAGGTATTCAAACTAGACATTGGGTAGTGGCATTACCAAAACAAAGTGAGCATAAAAATAAAGATGTCAAATACGTTAAAACAAAAGCTGCGTGGGAAGACAATTAAAATTTTTGGACCACCAGGAACTGGTAAAACTGAGAATCTGCTTAAGAGAGTACAGAGGTATCTCAAACAAGGTTACTCCCCCGATGAAATTTGTTACATATCATTTACCAATAAAGCAGTTAATGAATGTGTGGCGAGAGTCCGGAAAAGATTTAAGGAGTATGATGAGGATGACTTTAAATATTTTAGAACACTCCACTCTTTGGCCAGACAACAGTTTGCTGAAATACCCGTACTAGATCCAAAGGCAGATCTTTTGATGTTTCATACTCAGTATGGAACTATTAAAGTGAATTACAAAGAAGGCCACGATGATCAGAAAGTATTTAACAATTGGTCATTACAAGTTTACGATCGAGCAAGGAACATGAAAGTGGATCCTGTGTGGTTATATAAACAGCAGCCAAGAAAAGCGGTGAGGTTGCAGCAATTTAAATCTATTATTGCAGGTTACGAACAATTTAAAACTATGGAACTTGAAGGCGGAGGACGGACACCGGATCGATTAGACTTTACCGACATGGTGCAAAAATTTATTGATGATGGTGTGTCCATACCATTTAAAGTATTGATGGTCGATGAAGCTCAAGATTTAACTCCGTTACAGTGGGACCTAGTGGTGAAGTTAGCAAAAGCAGTAGATCGAGTTTACATTGCAGGTGATGATGACCAAGCAATTTATGAATGGAATGGTGCTGATGTAGAACTATTTCAAAACTTTCCTGGACGATCTTTGGTATTAAAAAAATCTGTACGATTAAATAAAAACATACATCACTTTTCAAATTGTATTTTAAAATCTATGGGTGACAATCGTGTAGAAAAAGAATTTTATTCTAATGGTAAAGAAGGAGCTGTGTATCGATGGGGTGGACTTAAAAAGGTACCTTGGGATATGGAAGGTGATTGGATGGTGTTGGCTAGAATAAATGATGTGAAGCGAGAGCTGCAGCAGGAAGCAAAAGATCTTGGATTATATTATCAAGATCAAAAAAATAATAAGTCCTTTGATCCAAATCAGTTTCATGCAATAAATTTTTGGGAAACGATATGTAAAGGTGGCAGCATTACTAGAGAAGAAGCTGTAACCATGTATGAATATTTATTAAACATAGATCACGGATACCGGTCATCGGACAGTAAAAAATGGAGCTTTGCTCACCCTAATCAGGTATTTAATTTTGATGAATTACATCTCAGATGTGGTATGAGAGATGAAAAAGGACCATGGTCAACAGTGTTTAAAAGAAAATTTAAAGATAAAGATAAACAATATTTTCAAAAGCTTATGAAAGCTGGAGTAGATTTAAACTTACCACCAAAAATAATTATAGATACTATTCATCAAGTTAAAGGTGGTGAAGCAGATAATGTTGTCCTGGCGAGTAAATGTAATTTTCCATCACATTATGACAAAAAGAATTTAGCAGATAAGGTAAAAGAACTTAGAGTTTGGTATACAGGTGTCACTAGATCTAAAAGCACACTTCATCTGTTAGGCACTTACCATCAATACAACTTTCCACTTGGAAAGTATTTTAAACAATATGAGGCTAGTTATGACAAATAAAGATATGTTCGATGAAGTATTTCCACAAAATAAGCAGATTGGCGGGAGTCACTATAAGGACTTTAATATTCAACCCTATGAATTTATATCAAAAAATAATCTTTCATTTTTTCAAGGTAACGTAATTAAATACGTATGTAGATATTTAGGTAAAAATGGAATAGAGGATTTAGAAAAAATAAAACATTACTGTGATTTAGAAATACTTAAATTAAAAGATGCCAAGAAAAAAAAATAATAAAATAATTTGTGAGACCTGTGATACAGCGATTGCAGTTATAATTGATAAAAAACTTTACTATTGTCCTGAATGTTATATGTTCGAAAACAACATACCATTTGATGCAGCAATTTATAATTTAAGAACAGAAGGACTATTTTCTAAAAAGAAAAACTAATGACTCACCAACTAAACTTTATCTACAATGATAGTGATTGGATAGCTCCTGCAGAGTATCCTGATTTATCTAAAGCACCAGAGATTGCAATTGACTTAGAAACTAAGGATCCAAACCTTAAAACAAAAGGTTCGGGTTGGGCTACCTTTGATGGTCATATTGTAGGATTTGCAGTAGCAGCACTTGGACAGCAGTGGTATTTTCCAATTGGACATGATGCTGGTGGTAACATGGATTTATCTATGACGACTGCATGGATGCAAGATATTTTAAAATTACCTTGTCCTAAAATATTTCATAACGCAAGTTATGATGTGGGTTGGTTGCTTGTTAATGGATTTGAAATTAAAGGTAAGATTATTGATACTATGATCGCTGCAGCTTTAATCAATGAGAATAGATTTAGTTTTAGTTTAAATGCATGTGCCAAAGATTATTTAGGTGAAATTAAAAATGAAACTTTTTTAAATGAAAAAGCAAAAGAGTGGGGAATAGATCCTAAAGGAGATCTTTGGAAACTGCCTGCAGGTTATGTTGGATTTTATGCTGAGCAAGATGCAGGTTTGACTTTAAGATTGTGGGATAGATTTAAAACAGAGATAAGCAAGCAAAGCTTACATGATGTGTGGGACATGGAGATGGAGCTGCTACCTATTTTAATTGATACAAGACGAACAGGAATTAGAGTAGATGAGGAAAAGGCTGCTGAACTTAAAAAAGAATTTATAAAAAAAGAAAAACAAGTATTACATAAAATAAAACAAGAGACGACTTTGGATGTTGATATTTGGGCTGCACGTTCTGTTGCACAGATTTTTGACCGAATAGGTGTGGAGTACCCACGGACACCGAAAACCGGAGACCCAAGCTTTACCCAAAACTGGTTAGTAAATTGTGATAACCCGATAGCGCAACTAATAAGAGAAGCAAGAGAAATAAATAAATTCCATTCAACATTTATAGATTCAATCCAACGTTATGTTCACAAAGGTAGAATACATTCTGAAATAAATCAATTACGTTCTGACCAAGGTGGAACTGTATCTGGACGTTTATCATATTCAAATCCAAATCTCCAACAAATTCCTGCAAGGAACAAAGAGTTTGGTGACAAAATTAGAAGTTTGTTTCTGCCTGAAGAAGGCAAACAATGGGGTAGTTTCGACTACTCACAACAGGAGCCTAGGCTTGTTGCTCACTACGCTGCATCTATAAATGATACATTTCAGAGTAAAGGTGCAGCGGAGTTTATTGAAGCTTATAAGAATGAGGCTGCTGACTTTCATCAGATTGTTGCTGACATGGCCGGCATCACTAGAACTCAAGCCAAAACAATTAATTTAGGATTATTTTATGGTATGGGTAAGAATAAATTAGCTAGAGAATTAGGTATTGATAAGGATAGAGCTGAAGATTTATTAAGAAGATATGGGGACAGAGTACCATTTGTACGAGGATTAGCTACAGAGGTGTCTAGCTCAGCATCTAAATATGGCTTTATTCGAACAATAAGGGGTCGTAAATGCCGATTTGACATGTGGGAGCCTGCTACCTTCGGAATGAATAAAGCGATGCAATATGAGGAGGCTAAGGCCATTTATGGTAACAACATCAGAAGAGCCTTCACCTACAAAGCTTTAAATAGATTAATTCAAGGATCTGCTGCAGATCAAACAAAACAAGCCATGATAGATTGTTATAAGGCAGGTTATAAACCAATATTACAGATACATGATGAATTATGCTTTTCAATTGAAAAAGAAGATGATATTAAAGGCGTAAAGGAGATAATGGAAAATGCAATCGAAGATCTTAGAGTTCCTTCCAAAGTTGATATCGCACTTGGACGATCCTGGGGAGAAGCTAAAGAATAAATATTGTTTTGCGTGCAACAATAAAAAAATAATTAATCCGACTGAGAATCTTGTTCCGAAGAATCGGTTGATTCCTTGTCCTGCGTGTTGTCCAACTCCTGATCATTTTCGGAAGCTTGCTGCTTTTTAAGTTTTTGTTTTAGCTCTTCGTAATATTTTGGGTGTTTCCAAACAAATGTCATTTACAACTCTATTTTGTTTATCTCTTTTTCTGGAGCTCCACCTTAAATCTATTTCTAAAACTTGATCATTGTTGCCATGACAAATTTTAATTAAGTGTCCTTGAGCTGTATCGGATATCCAATATTTTTTATAGTTATTAATTACAATACTTTTATTTCGGGACATGGATAGCCTACAGATTTATATGAAAAATAAAAATTTACTAGTTTTTTTTAACTAGCAATATCGTAAAGACCCTTTTTAGCGTCTTCAACACT